GGAAGCCACTATAGTGTCAGGTGAAGTCAAGCCCGAAGAGCTTATCATCTCCGTCGATGAGAATAAAGCCGACGTAGCTGAGAAGAAGGCTGCTGACGTGAAGGCAATACAGGCCATGTGGACTGATGCGTGGCGACCACCTGACCGCAGAAACGCATGGCAATGGGCTGAAGGCCGGACTGGAGTCACTAAGATACCTTACTCTCCTGTGCCGGGTCGTTTCTCCACCGTGTCATCGCCTTGGGTTAAGGAGCCATTGGAGACTATTAGTGACCCCACCTGCCAGATGGTGCAGATCGTTGCCGGTATTCAAGCATCCAAGACGCTGTTGATGGAGGTTGGCGCATCGTTCATCACTCATGCCGCCCCCGGCCCAACCCTATGGCTCGATCAGACTGACGCAGAGGCAGCGGACGAACTTGACGGGCGACTCAAGGAGTTGTGGAAGCACAGCCCCGACATCGAGGGGCTTATCCCCGGCACTACAGGCGTTAACCGCTACAAGAACAAGCGCAACAAGGTGACATTCCTCAACGGTATGCCATTTTGGTGCTTGGGTGCATCGAATATCAAGAACCTTCAGCGCCGATCAATTCGCTACATCTTTGGCGACGAGAGCTGGCAGTGGCCGGATGGTCGGATGCGAGAAGCTCTAGCTCGCCTCAAGTCGTTCGGCTGGTTAGGCAACGCAATGTTCAGTAGTCAAGCTGGGCGGGTCGATGACGACACTGATAAAAACTTTAGGGCTGGAACTCAGGAAGAGTGGGAATTTGCTTGCCTTAACGACAAGTGCAAGACCGTCCAGCCGTATCTGTGGGAGAATGTAGAGTGGAGCGACGAGGCCAAGCAAGCTGGTGAGGACGGTAAGCCTGACAGCTACGACTTCGACTTAGTTCGGAAGTCAGCCAGAATCGTCTGCCCTGAGTGCGGCCACGAACATGATACCAGCAAGACAATGATACTGCGCCAGATGAACGATGAGCGCAGAGGGGCGGGATACAGGGTGATGAATCACTCGGCCCCAAGCAATCATCGCAGCTTCCACTGGAATGGTATGTGTTCGACTCCTGTTGGCGACCTAGCCGTCTTGTATCTACAGGCTAAGATGGCTGCTCGCAAGGGTGACATTACAGAGTTGGAGATATTTTACCAGAAGCGACTCGCGCTACCTTGGCAAGACTCGTATGAGGACTTTAAGTTCGACATCGAGCCGTCAGAGTATGAGCTGGCCGAAGAGTGGGAGAGGGAAGGTATGCTTACTCGCGGCAGAAAGCTAATCACTAGACCAGAGGAGCCATACAGAGATGACTTTGAGAGCGAGGCTGACTACGGTGAGGCCAAGCGATCATACGACCGCACAATCAAGGGTGGCAAGAGACTTAGGGTCATGGGCGTTGACTGTCAGCGCGATCACTTCTGGGTTATCATCAGGGCCGCCGACAAGGAGGGTAACTCACGCTTGCTGTTTGAGGGTGGTGGTCGCGATGTTGAGGAGCCTATCCTGACTTGGGAGGATCTAGACAAGCTACAGGAGAAGTATGAGGTAGATTCGCGCTTTGTGTTCGTTGATGCGGGACACAACACGGCAAGGGTGTATCAAGAGTGCGGAAAGCGCGACTGGACTGCCACTATGGGTCGAGGTGAGGGAATGTTCTCTCACAGAACCAAGCTACCCAACGGACAATACAACAAGGTCGAGAGAATCTACGCTCCGGTCAAGAAGGTATCACTAGGTCGAGGTGAAACCTGCCGTATGCATTACTTCTCAAACTTACACGCTAAGGACATACTGCACAGGCTAAGGCAGAACCAAGATCCGAGCGAGGGGCTGACTTGGGAAGTCCCGCAGGGTGTGTCAGAGGGCTACCTCAAGCAGATGGACTCAGAGGAGCGAGTTAAGAAGCCTAGTGGCAAGTATCAGTGGGAGCAGATCGGCGCTAGAGACAACCACCTCTGGGACTGCGAAGTTTTATTCGTTGTATTCCTTGCGATGATGAAAATGACCGGCGGGGATGTATCGACCAACGCCGGTGAGGGCCGCAAAACAATCGAGCAACCCGACCCAAACGCATAACGCCCCAGCCGTATAACGACTGAGGCGCTGCGCTTCTATTGGGTTAATGTGTTGTATTAGCAGCCGGGTCGATTAGGACGGCAGTCGCCTTGGTTTTGGTTTTGGTTCTGGTTCTGGTTAACATTGATGTTAATGTTGCTACCACCACCGTTACCGCCGCCGTTACCGCCGCCAGTAGATGTGGATGATGCGTCACCGCCGTTACCGCCGGTTGCAGTAGCAGCACCGCCGTTACCGCCGCGACCACCAGCACCGCCTTGACCGCCAGCACCACCAGCACCACCGCTTGCAGTGTTGGAGTTGTTGTTGGTAGCAGATCCGCCGGTAGCAGTCCCGCCAGTAGCAGTGTTGGAGTTGCTGTTAGAAGCGGAGCCGCCAGTAGCGTTACCTCCGCGACCGCCAGTTCCACCAGCCGCGCTAGATGCAGCGTCAGAAACGGCGCTGACTGCGTTGTTGATGATGGTGTCAGAGCCGAAAGCGTCTTTCATAATGAATGCTTCAGCAATGCCACCGGCAGCAGCTACAACAGTGTGACCGATTCCGGGGCCGCTTGCAGTGGCTACGATTTCGGTGCGTGATGGAGCGCACTTGCCGTCACGGTGTTCTACTAATGCGGTAATGTTTGGCCCGTCGAACGTGCGAGCATTGACGCGATAGTATACAACCTCTCCAACGGTTCCGAGTTCCTTCGTGCTTTTGCACGATACGAATCCGCAAGAGGCGATTAGTGCGATTACTGTGTATTTCATTGTCATATGCTTTCAATTATGGGCAAAACTTCCTTTTGATCAAGTGTTTTTTTTACTTGATGTGAAATAAAGGCTTTGACAAGTCCGGTTGACGATGCAAACTGTAGTATATGGTTCCAGATTATTCCATCGGGTTTACGCAAAAAGAAGTTGAGGCGATCATGGCAGCTCAGAAGAAGGAGCTTGCGAAGGTTTTAGTCTCGTTTTCTGACAATGGCACTCAGGCTGTTAGACGTAAGCTGGATGACATCAACTCTATTATCGCCGCTTGCCAGAAGGCTCTGGTCAAGATGGATCCAGAGCGATATGGCAAAAAGCACAACACTCTAGTTGCTAAGGTTCCTCGCCGCATACACAAGTAAGCATTATGTCTCCGAAAATCTCACCTTTAAAGAAGGCGTTCGCAAAGGGAACCAAGGGCTTGTTCGATCTCGCCTTCGGTTCGTCTTGGGATGCAGCTAATTACTCGCCAAAGAGGGCGCAGACACCCGGCGCAGCACCCTCCGACTTCAGCATGGATCTCACGACCCAGACTCGCGAAGAGTTGGTCAAAGGATCTCGCTACATCATGCGTAACAGCGGACTCCCTCGCGAGCATCGTGAGCTTTACTGGCTCTACGGAGTAGGCCCAGAGGGTCTGAAGATGCAAGCCACCACTCAGGATGACGAGTGGAATGAGGCAGCAGAGCAATATTTCAAGAAGTGGTCTAAGAGGGCTGACGTTACGGAGCGTTTTGACTGGGCCTACATACAGAAGCTAGTCAGCTACGCCATAGACACTGACGGCGAGATATTCGTGGTCAAGACCCGCTCTCGCCGCACTAGAGAGCCTAGACTGCAACTCATTGAGACTCATCGCGTCTGCAACAAAGATATGCGGAGCGCACCTGAGTCCGAGCAGAACGAGAAGTGGATTGACGGTATTCGCGTTGACCACCAGACAGGCAAGCCAATCGCGCTTGGTGTCAAGGACGAGGCGGGATACGTCAAGACTGTTCGCTGGAACAGCGTTATCCAAGTCGCCGAGATGGAGAGCGCATCGGCCTACCGTGCAATCCCCACACTCAGCCACTCGATCAACCACTTCCTCGACGAGTCAGAGATTCTGGCTCAGGAAAAGGCTAACGTGAAGGCTGCTGGTGACGTGATCAACGTGCTGAAGCGCAAGAGCGGCGCTCTGGAAGAGGGAACCGACTACGATCCATTTGGCTCTAACGACCTCGACGAGAACGGCGAGATGTCCTCTGACCCCAAGGCACTTGCCAATATCACTGGTCAGAAGACGCTTGCAATCCACGATGGGGAGGAGTATCAGAGCATCGAGTCGAATCGCCCCAACAACACATTCAACGGGTTCATCGACCTACTGCGCGAAGACTCGCTTCTTGGCGGCACACCGGGCGCACTCGCAATCGGCGGCAAGTCACTGAGCGGAGCCACTAACCGACTGATGGTCGCTAAGGCAGAGCGCAAGTTTAAGTCCCGCACACGCACCATCGCCAACTTCGCTGAGGCCGTTTGGTTCTTCGTCATTGGTGACGCTATTGACCGTGGCGAGCTTGCCCCAGTCAAGGGTTGGTCTAGCATTTCCGTCACACCCCCACGCTCCCTTACCGTCGATTCTGGACGCGAGAGCGAAGCTAACCGCCGTGACGTTGACGCTGGCATCAAGCTCGTCAGCGACAGCTACGAGGAGCAGGGCGGCGACTTCATGGACGCTATGCGCAAGAAGGCTCGACTCATCAAGCAGGTCAGAGAGCTTGCTGAGGGAGAAGGCATTGACCCCAAAACACTTTTCAACTTCGACTCAGAGAAAACAATCGCTCAAGAGTCGGGCGGGAACGATGAAGCACCCAAGAACAGCGAGTCTGGTGGCGCTCCATCAGGATCTCCCGCCAAGCAATAATTACCACACCCACAATTACACACCACACTATGATCAAGGACGCTATCAATAACGACGCATGGGCAATCATGCCATCGTCACTCGACAACATCTCCAGCAAGGTTCTAGCTGGCGTAAACGACCCAGTTCTCTCCGATGAGATCGTTGAGGGTGCTGACGGAGCCTCTTACGTTGAGGCCAAAGCTGCATTCATGGCTCAGTTTGAGGAGCAGCTTCGCGTTGACGACAACGGAACTGGATACGTCTCAATTGACGGCCCAATGATGCTTAACCCCGGCCCATACGAGCGCATGATGCTTGGTGCAGCCGACATGGGTCGCATCAGTGAGCTTGTAAGAATTGCTGCTGTCGAGGAAGAGATCAACAGCCTTGTAATCCAGATCAATAGCCCCGGCGGGACAGTAGTTGGAACGCCTGAGCTTGCTGGTGCTATCCGCGATTTCAACGACAGCGGCAAGAAGTCTATCGCATTCACCAACTCACTCATGGCATCTGCCGCTTACTGGGTAGGCTCGCAATGCAGCAAAGTGGTCTGCACCGAGTCCGCTATCGTTGGTTCTGTTGGCGTTATTCGCGCACACGTTGACCTCACTGAAGCTCGCGCACAGGCTGGCGTTAAGGTCGAGGTGTTCCGAGGTGGCGACAACAAAGTTGCTGGCGCTTACAGCACAGAGATAAACGACGAGCAGCGGGAACTAATCCAAGAGGGCATCGACGAGAAGCACATGGAGTTCCAGCAGGTCGTTATGTCTTACCGCGACATCGATAAGAAGATGCTCGACGGTCGCACGTTTTACGGCAAGCAAGCTGCTGAGAATGGCTTTGCTGACGCAGTTGTTACATCACTCGCATCTGTCTCCGCTATGTCAAAATATGACGATTACATGACTGAGTCCGAAGAATTATCTGAGGGTGAAGTTGACAACTCAAGAAAAGATATGAGCAATCCTGCTGAAAACAACGAATCGGCTCCTGTAGCAGAAATCGCCGAGGGCGAAGTCGCTATCAGCGAGGCTGTCGCAACGGAGCAAGCCGAGGAGTTTGTTTCTCTTGAAAACACCGCCGATGACTCTGCTGAAGAGATCGCTGCTGAGACTGCCGAAGAGGTTGTTGAGGAAGAGGTTGCTGAAGAGTCTGAGGAAGTAGTCGAGGAGCCTGTTGAGGCTGCTGACGAAGAGGAGAAGGAAGAGTCCGACGAGAAGGAAGAAGAAGCTGAGGAAGTCGAAGCTGAAGAGTCCGAGGAGAAGGAAGAGTCCGACGAAGAGAAGGAAGAAGAAGCTGAGGAGAAGGAAGAGGAAGTCGAAGAGGAAGACAAAGAGGAAGCTGAGGAAGCAAGCCTTGAGTCTCGCGTTGACGACCTGTCCTCCAAGCTGGAAGCTCTGATCGCCGCTCTCAACCCAGTTGAGGAGAAGGTCGAGGAAGAGTCCGCTGAGGAAGAGTCCGAGGAGAAGGAAGAGGAAGCTGAGGAAGCATCCGAGGAAGCTGCTGAAGAAGCTGCTGAAGAGCCTTCTTTTGAGGAGCGCGTAGAGGAAGCTGCTGAAGCTAAGGCTGCCAAGATCGCTGCCGACAGCGGTGTTGACTCCATCGAGGTTGTTGCCGAAGAGGGTGACTCCAGCAAGTATGCTAACTTCACTGACGCAGAGCTTTGGGTGGAACACTCCAAGATCCGCAGCGAAGAAGGTGACGGAGCTGCTCGCGCATTCTACGTCAGCCAGATTCGTAGCAAGTAATTTGAACAATTTGCCGCCCTGCAAGACGTGGGGCGGCTTTTTACACACACAACAATACAACACATAAACTATGGCCAATACTACCGCCGCCGTGAACGTGGACAGACTCGCTGAGTTGACCCTCGACACGCTTATCACGAAGGGATTGCCTCTCAAGGCTTTCACCACCGACCTCACTTCTGCTGTTTCTCAGCGTGGTGACGTTGTTCGCACTCGTTACGCAGGAAACCCTAGCGTTGTCGATTTCTCCGACCCCGCTAACCGTGTTGCTGCTGACGCTGAC